TGGGGGAAGCCACGGGACTTCGGGCGGCTCGGGTTCAAAGAGGAGCCCGGCAAGATCCGAGTCTTCGCCATGGTGTCGCTCCTTACTCAAACGCTTATGGAACCCTTGCATAAGTGGATATTCTCGAAGTTACGATTAATCGTGACTGACGGAACGTTCAATCAGCTTGCGCCAATAGAACGGCTGATTAAGCGATTCAAAGGAGATGAGAGGCGCTTTATAGCCTCCTTTGACTTATCAGCGGCTACTGATAGGCTGCCATTGCTGTTGCAAATGGACTTATTGGTACCGCTTTTGGGTGACGAGCTAACGGCCCTGTGGGCTAAGCTATTGGTCGGAAGACCGTATAGACTTCCTAAGATAGCGAAAAGCTACAACTTGGGGATCGACAGCGTGAAATACGCCGTCGGTCAGCCGATGGGTGCCCTGTCTTCGTGGGCTATGCTCGCGTTGACGCATCATGCGCTTGTACAGTACGCAGCTTCGAATGCATATCCAGAGGAACCCGGTTGGTTCTTGGATTATGCAGTACTTGGAGACGACGTGGTCATCGCTGACCGCGCCGTAGCCGCACGGTACCTTCGGGTCATGGAGGAGATAGGCGTGGATATCAGCTTAGCCAAGAGCTTGGTATCTGTGACTTCTTCTCTAGAGTTCGCTAAGCGAACTTGGATCCGAGGGCGGGAAGTCAGCCCAATATCACTAGCAGAGATGCTAGTGGGTCTACGTAATGTAGGCGCTCTCGAGCAATTGGTGCTGAAGTGTAAGAGATTCGGAGAGATCCGGCTCTCGGCCGTAGCACGCTTTGCGGGGTTCGGCTACCGAAACCTGGCTCGACTGCCAGTCGGGTTGGGTATAGGGAACCGTCTCAGCAACCTAATCGCTTTCTTGCACCGTCCGGGCGGGATATGGCCAATGTCTATTGAGGCATGGTTGTGTTCTGTGGCACCGGGCGGTGAGGCTAACTTAGGAGGTGAGTCCACCTGGAGCGTCGCAAGACGTCTCTGGGAAGAAGTTAGTCGGGCCGTTCTGTTCCGTGCGTCGAAGTTTACGTTCCTGCTGGGGCTCTTAAGTACAGTGCATTACACTGAACTCCACTATTGGGGTTCGGAGGATGTGCCGACCGCTGAGGCCTCGAAGAAGCCGAGAAAGGTCCGAAAACCTTTCTTTACTTCGGACTGGGTGGAGTTCTTCGACATGGTGGCTAACAAGCCACTATGGGATGAATTCTTCCGAGAGTGGGTTCAGTATCCTTTCTTCAACGGGATGAGGAACAGGTTCGAGAAGGTGGATGCGACGTTGCAGGTATTGCATCCTACAAGTCCGCCTAGTTGGGAGAACTTAGACGTCGCTTGGAAGGAGGTGTTCGAAGTGGAGGATGGACTCGCGTCCTTCCCCTCTGCTTTCGAGATACCTCTGCGGGAAACCGACGAGGTGTCGACTTCCACTCGTGTGATACACTTGTGGCGGGCACTACGCCTTCTGGCACGCCGAGATGTTCTTCCTTCTATTGCCCTAATTAGAGGCTCACGAGTAGATCAAACGATCTACCGTCGCGCTAACGTGTAGTCAACGCGTTACGTGGAGACCCCAAAGTTGCTAACTCCGTACAGAAATGTGTCGGAGAAGCGAAGAAATAGAAGTGCGCACCTAAGCGCTATTCGGCCTGATAACCCAGGGTTAAACCTGGGGGGGCAGTGTCCGAAGTCCCGG